TTGGCACAGAGACTCCACTAGAGGTGTGTGTATTAACTCATTAATTATGACACCTAATACTTCATATACATTTTTTAGAGAATATAATGATGTAAGCCATTCTATTATTGAATTACAATATTATCCTGGTAGCAGGTTTATATTTAATAATCAAAAGGATCACATGGTCATAAATTACAATGGCACAAGGATGATGCTTACAATAGAATTTGAAGAAGACAAAAACAAACTGAGATACATGGATTTATTAGATGAAATAAAAAAGGATTTTTTAAATGAAAAATGATCTTTGGGATAGAGGTGGTCAATATTACACAGTATTTAAAATACAACCATCACAATTTATTAACGAAAACAAAATACTTTTTGCCGAGGGTAATGTTATAAAATATATATGCCGACACAAAGGTAAAGGTGGTAAAGAGGATTTATTAAAAGCAAAGCACTATATAGACATGATAATAGAAAGAGATTACAAATGAAATGTTGGCACTGTAATACAGAATTAATATGGGGTGGTGATCATGATATTGAAGATGAGCACGATGAATTTTGTATGGTCACAAATTTATCATGTCCTAATTGTGGTGCTTATGTTGAGGTGTATTTACCAACAGACGATGCTGAACCAACTTGGCAGAAAAAATTAGGAGCGGCTAATGACTAGCTTACAACTTACATTTAATTTTAAAAAACACATCTGGTCAGCTCCAAGTGAATATAAAGATCTCGGAGACGCACAGGAAATTGCAATAGACTTAGAAACTAAGGATGAGGGCATAAATAATGGACTGGGAGCTGGTTGGGCAACAAATCAAGGAGAGATAATTGGCTTTGCGGTTGCTACTGAAGGGTGGCAAGGCTATTATCCATTTGGTCATTTTGGCGGTGGTAATTTAATTAAAGAACAAGTATTAAGATACATGAATGATATTTGTTCATTGCCCTGTCGAAAAATTTTTCATAATGCTCAATATGATGTTGGATGGCTCAACGCTTATGGTATCGAAGTTAAAGGAGAAATTGTTGATACCATGATTGCAGGAGCTTTAATCGATGAGAATAGATACACTTATAAATTAAACGCTTTAGCTAAGGATTATTTAGGAGAGTTAAAAGCGGAGACAGATTTGAATGAAGCAGCTCAGGCTCATGGCGTTGATCCTAAAGCTGAAATGTGGATGTTGCCCGCAGAACATGTTGGATATTACGCTGAACAAGATGCACGGCTCACGTTTCTTTTATGGCAAAGATTTAAACATGAAATACATTCACAAAGTTTAGAGACTGTATGGGATCTTGAAAGACGTTTGTTGCCAATACTAATAAAGATGAGAAAAAAAGGTATTCGAGTTGATGTTGAAAAAGCATCCTCTTTACAAAAAAAGTTTATTGAAAAAGAAAAAGATATTTTATTGAAAATAAAAAAACTTGTGGGAAAAGATATTGATATTTGGGCAGCAAGACAAATTGCTTTTGGTTTTGATAAATTAGGTATCACATACCCTAAAACTGAAAAAAGTGGTGAACCAAGCTTTACGCAAAATTGGTTAATAAACTCTGATCATGAAATTTCTAAATTGATTGTACAGGCTAGAGAGATTAATAAATTTCACAACACGTTTTTAAACTCGATAATGAAGTTTGAATATAAAGGCAGAATCCATGCTGAAATAAATCAATTACGTTCTGATACAGGAGGCACTGTCAGTGGAAGACTAAGTATGTCAAGTCCCAACCTACAACAATTACCTGCACGCAATAAAGAATTTGGACCGATAATTAGAGGACTTTTCCTTCCTGAAGAGAACTACCAATGGGGTTCTTTTGATTACTCTCAACAAGAACCTCGTCTGGTGGTGCATTATGCTTCAAGTATTGGTGAAGGCTATGAGGGTTCACAGGAACTTGTCGAAGCTTACACAAAAGCTAATGCTGATTTTCATCAGACTGTGGCTGACTTAGTTGGTATAGATAGAAAGCAGGCAAAAACAATTGGTCTTGGTTTAATGTACGGCATGGGTAAAAATAAATTAGCAAACATGTTGGGTTTAGGTTTTGATGAGGCTAGTGCACTCATAGGTAAGTTTAATCGTAGAGCACCTTTTGTAAAATTATTATCTGATCGATGTATGAAAAAAGCGAACAGCGAAGGAGTTATACGAACTAAACTTGGAAGAAAATGTCGTTTTGATATGTGGGAAACAAAAGATTTTGGTATTCATACTCCTGAGAAATTTGAAAATGCTTCTGCAAAATATGGTGCTAATAATATTAAAAGAGCTTTTACTTATAAAGCTTTAAATAGATTGATTCAAGGATCAGGAGCTGACCAAACAAAGAAAGCTATCGTTGATTGTTATGAACAAGGTGATTTGGCTCTTTTACAAATTCATGATGAGTTATGTTTTAATGTTTCTTCTAAGGAGCATGCTCAGAAAATAAAGACAGTGATGGAGGATGGCGTGAAACTTAGGGTTCCAAGTGTAGTAGACGTTGCTTTAGGCAAAGACTTTGGTGAAGCGAGTTAGTATTTCGCTTTTGCTTCTTTTATATCGGCTAGAACCAAATCTTGCTTTATAGCATCAATTTTTTTTTCGATATCTTTCATCTCAATAGAATAAACACCACTTTCAGTATACATGGCATTCCATTTAGATTCTAAAGACATCTTAGCATGTAACAATTCCGTTATTGCCATTTTCACTTCCTTTCATAATTAAAGTATAAAAAAGATTATAAAAGATGTCAATTAGCTTGCATTATCACATTTAAACATATATATTTAGAATTGATATTAATTATTACGAAGAAAGGCTTAAATATGATATCGTACTTAACAAAAGAACAGTTCGTTTTATTGAACGAAAAAGCAATCAAGCTTAAAAAAAATCGATCTGTCGAAAGACATGCATATGACGAAATTGAGGACGGAAAAAAACTTCCTGTGATTTTTCACATGCTGCATAACGACATTGAAATTAGAACGCAGATTGCTACAAGTGAAAATTCTGTTGCTTGGTTAGACATGGATATTAAAGATTACAATAATCTAAATAAGGTATCCATACCTGATCATTTGGATACCAACAGACCAATTTTATAATATTAATATGGGGTGTGAGAATAATTTTAATATTCTCACACCCCCAAAGATAAGGAAAAATTATGGATACTACAAAATGGCACACAGTTGCTATAAGAAAAGATTGCTACTACAAATTAAAAGGTCTATGTTCAGTAAAATATAGAAGACCTAATAACATGATTAGCAAAATGATTGATGAAACAATTCGTTATCAAGCCAAAAAAGAGGGCACAAGCTATGAAGCCTTTTCAGAACATCTTTTAGAAAAAGGAAAAAAATCAAATGCCAGAGATTAAATCTAGATGGGCAGAATTTTTAGTTTACATAGATAATAAAAATTATGCCACAGGTTATAGAGACGATGAACAACCTCATGAAGATTATGAAAAGGGTATTTACGTTTCTATACCAACAAAAATTCCTGTAAGAACCGATACTCTTTTTGAGTATGGTGGTCACAAAATGAAAGCTTTAGTTGTAACTAAGTGTGATAATTTTGAAGATCATTTTAAAGTTTTTTGTAGAGAGATAAAATGAAATGGATCGTAATATTTTTTTTAGCTAACGGACTGGAACATGTTTATGGCGAAGTGGATATTTGTGACTACGATAAAATATGGGAACAAGTAGATATCTATGAAGCTGCAACAAATAAAGATGTTACAGGGTGGGGATGCTATGACGAAAAAACTTTCATCTTACGAGAAAAAGCTAAAAAGAAATTAGGGACAGGTGTTTAATTTTTTCATAATAACATTTTGGTTTGAGTTGAATGATAAATTACATATGGAACATTTTTCTAATTTTCGATATGCAGATTGCGAAACTGCGATTGCAAAAATTGTTAAAGACTTTGAAAAAAAAAATATTAATAAAAAAATAAAAGCAGCTAAATGCAATGACCCTATTATTTGGTTTAAAAAATATAGATTAAATAAATGGGATCAAAAAAAAGATAAGGAGTAAAAATGGAGACATTAATAATAGGATTAATTTTTAATTTATATACATGGAGTAATGCCGATTTTTTTGTACAGAAAAAAAACAATGAACGTCAATATACTTGTGTCTGGGTTGATAAGGGTTGGTCAAAAGCAGATCCCAAGAATCCTGCATTGACTTTACCTGGTGGGTATACGAAATATAAACAAGAATGTGTAATGAAAGAGAAAGAATGACACAAAATGATTTGTTGACTCGTTCAAAAAAAAAGAAAAGTGTTATGAATTACATTAGAACACCAAAAGAAATTTGGGCTATTTTAAAAAATGAATTTACATTTTCTGTTGATGCTTGTGCATCACACAAAAATTATTTAGTAAAAAAATATTGGACAAAAGAAGATAACGCTCTGACCAAAGATTGGGATAATGAAACTATTTATTGTCATCCTATGTATGATCACTACATACCAAAATTTATTGAAAAAGCCTTCCAACATGATTGTTTAATTGTTTTTCTTCTTCCTGCATCAACAAATAGTGTTTATTTTCATACACATTTGTGGGATGGCATAAACCACAAACCCAAAAAAAATGTGCAGATAAGATTTTTAAAAAAACCAAAAGGTATTTATGGTTACAAATTTTTAACAGATGATGATGATGAGCCAGAAACAGGTTATTTAAAACCTCTTATGGTCGTAGTGATTGATAACAGAAGAAAAAATGAAATTGCTTGACCTTTTTTCTGGTATTGGTGGCTTTTCTTTAGCGGCAGAATGTAATAATATTGAAACAATAGGGTTTGTTGAGAAAGATAAATTTTGTCACAAAGTGTTACAAAAAAATTTTCCAGGCATTCCAATCATAGGAGATATAAGAGATGTCAAAAAAGAAACCTTTGAATCAGTTGACATTGTTTCCGGGGGATTCCCCTGTCAACCTTTTTCTACAGCAGGAAAACGAAGAGGAACAGATGACGACCGCTATCTCTGGGATGAAACTATTAGAGTTGTGTCCCTTTACAAACCCCGATGGTTTATTGGCGAAAATGTGGAAGGAATTGTTAACATCCAAAACGGCATGGTGCTCAGACAGGTGCAAGATGACTTGGAAAAAGAAGGTTTCGAAGTCCAATGTGGTATTATTCCAGCTTCAGGCATCGGTGCTTGGCATCAAAGAAAGAGAGTCTGGATTTTGGGCTACTCCCAACACAATGGATCATCTACCACCAAGGAGCAAAGAGGGAACACTCAAACTTCAACAGGGTCACAGAAAAGGGAGAACTCGCCCCTCCAATCTAAGAGAACAAGTAGATCCACAGACAATGGCAATGTATCCAACACCGAATGCCTGGGATTCAGCGAGAGGTCCAGTATCAGAGGATTACATAAAAAAGAATCCAACGACTCAAATAACTTTAGTGACAAGAGTCAAACAGGAACAGAGAAGGGGAATGTATCCAACTCCAGTAGCGAAGGACAATTGCACAGAGAGTCTGGAAACTTGGGAGAAGAGAGCAAAGAAACACAAGGAGCAAGGGAAAACGATACCTCAAGCTCTCAGAATAAAAGTGCAGGAAGAAGCCAAGATGTATCCAACACCCACGACTCAAGATTCAAACAAAGCAACGAAAAGATGGCGAGAGGATCGTCAGAACAATTTAACAGCTGCAGTATTCAACCCAAACAAGGTCAAAAAAATATACAATACTCCCACGACCAGCGATCACAAGAACACCAGCTTTCCCAAAAGTCAGAAGAACAGAGACTCAATAGTGGGGGACTTGATGCGGGAGAAAAACCCACCCAAAGTTGGTGGCAGATTGAATCCGAGCTTCGTGGAGTTCCTGATGGGGTATCCTACGAATTGGACAAAGGTAGAGTAAATAGATTAAAGGCACTTGGTAACTCCATAGTACCACAAATCGCATATCAAATTTTTAAAGCAATAGTAACAGTAGAAAAGGAGGGATAATGCTTAAAGAAAAAATTTTAGTTTATGAAGTCTGTGAAGAGTGTCATGGCAATGGTTTCATAAAATGTGACAGGCTTGTTGATAAAGAAATAGATACGACTTATGTGTGTAATGCCTGTGGTGGCTCAGGTCACTCAGGAGCTCGAACTAAATTATGAAAACAATACAAGT